TAAAATATTTCACGTTCTTAATCAAGTCTTCCATATATCCAATTTATTATTAAACAATAAATATACTCTAAAAGTCGTTTCATACTTTATCTATGCTAATTATTAAACCTTGCCACAAGTTAAACAACTTTCGCGCTTCTGTCTTGTCATAAGCTTGTACATACTTTACGGCTTGTACTACAGGTGCGTCAGTATTATTGCCTTTATAGGTCTTGTATAGTATTCTATAAGTGTTCATTAGTTCGTCTTTTTGTATTAAATAATTACAGTACAATTCATCGTTAAAATTGTCCCACCATTCAAGTCTTAATTTATCCATTTAACATATCTTCTAATTGTTCGCAAATATCTTCTTCGTCATAGTAGTTTATACCGTCACAACGTAAGGTGCTTTGGTCTACTCTATAATACCTTTCTTCAAGTTGCACGTACTTTATCGTGTCAGTAAAACTGTTGTAGCTATCTGGTTCGTCAAAAGTTCGTGTTTCTATATAAAGCTCTACTTCATAAGGTGTTTCGCCTATGTAAAATATACAACCGTCTTGGTCATAGTATTCTATTTCTATTTCGTAACTCATACAAATAATTTTAATAATACATAATACATTGTGAACGCAGTCCACATAAACACGAATCCTAATATTAATTCTTTCTTTGCTTCTTTCATAACTATTTATTTATTTCATATTCTGCTAAAGCCGAACCGAGTATATGGTTTTCGTCATAGCACCTATTTAATTCATTTTCTAAGTATATATTAACTTGTTTCAAACTATCACAAGATTGTTTAACATATACTACTTTAGGTTTTGTTTGTTGTTTGCAACTAAACAACAATAAACTAACTACTAATACTTTTTTCATAATGTAACTACTATTTTATTAAACCTTTCATTAAGTCGTTTAATACACATCATATAAGTGTGTATTTTGTCCGTGTATATGTCGCGAATCTCACGAAACCAACTACCAGCAGTTTCTATTGTTTCTTGGCATAAGGCAATTCTGTCTTGAAAAGATTGTATGCCTTCTTCAATCTTAACAAGTGTTTCTAATTTTTCTAAACGTGTCATAATATTGTTTTTTGTTTATACACAAATCTATATAATTTTTAACAATATATTACACTTATTAACAAAAAAAGTTTCAATTATTTTATTAACACCTGTATGTTAGTAAGTTGTTTATTTAGAATATTCGGTGTGAATCTATGTATTTACGCACAACGTCATCTTTATTTGACCTGTCACGTTCTGTTTTTATAGTTAAGAATCTACCACCTGTTGGCTTTATTGGTGCGCCACGTTCAACGTGCCAACCTTTTGCGCCTTCTTGGTACTCCTCTTTATACGTGCCTGTCAGGAGTAAGTGTATTGGCTTGTGTTTTACATAGTAGCCTTTATATGCGTTGTGGCTTAATGTATCTCTAACGTCATTACGTGCAGAATTTTCGTGTATATGTCCCATAGTGTAAACGTCGCAACCTTCGTACATTTCCAAAGCTCGTGTCAAGTTCAAAGCACCTTTTGTAACTACTCCTCCGCCACCAGAACCGTGAAAGTATTTAATTTTGATACTTAATATTTTAGTGCTATCAATCATTTTAACGATAAGCCAACCACCATAACCACCTGTTTGCACATTAGAATTACATTTTAAATTAAGTAAGTCTACAAACCTTTGAAGTATATCTGTTTCTTGCCATTTAATAATTCCTGTCTCGTGATTGCCGTAACCAATAACCGTTAGTATATCTGCGTAAGGTTCAAACCATTCTACCGCAGTAGTTACTATTGAATCTAAATATTTTGCGTTGTTGTGTTCTGGTCTTATATCTGACTTATTGCGTCTATTATCGCCACGTCCTTGCATCAAGCAGAAAAAGTCTCCGTTAATCATTACAGGTATATTATTTTCTTTGCAGTAGTCAAGATGTTTTTTAAGTAATTCACGGTCGCACTTTGGATTGTCCCAGTGCAAATCTGAAAGCATAGCTATTTTAGTTTCTTTGCCTTCTATTTGTAATTCGTGAACGTTGCTGCCGTGCCTTACTATCTTCATAAATACTTATTAACTACCTTACTACCTACATACATTAAAAAACCTAAAATACATACACCTATAAGCAACAAATAATAGTTTGGTTTTCTATTCGTTTTTGCGTCGGCTTTAGCTTTGTGAACTTCAACGCGCGTTATCATTCTTATAGTATCGCGTTTTAGCTTGTATTCTATTCGTGTTTCTAACCTTGTTTTAGGTATTTCAATATTTTTGTAGAAAATAACAGTATCTTTTGACGTGTAAAAATGTTCGTAGACCAATGTATCGTGTTTTATTACTGGCACACTATCTATAGTTGTAATTCTTATCGTGTCGCTTGTTTTAACGACTTCTAAGCCTTTTTTAAGTGCCTTTCTATAGTGATACTTAGCCGAACAAGAAAAAAGCGTTAAAACGCAAATTATAGCAATTATTCTCATTTCTCAAGTTCTTGTATCATTTCAAAGTGTATTTTGGCTATTCTGTCGCGTCCTTCTTCACTCATTAAATACTTATGACAATTATCGTAATTAGTCATAAAAAAGTTTTCACTTAATATTGCAGGCATAGCCGTCTTTGCAAGTACCCAAAAATTAGCTTCTTTATCTACGTCACCGTCTGAATAAGTGTCTTTTCTAATGTATTCGCCTGGAAACTCAGCTTCAGCCTTTTCATATAGAATAGTTGCAATTGCGTCACTTTGTGTTTCGCCTTTAGAAGTATAACAAGACCAACCATTAGCACTTTCTTCAGTAAAGCCGTTGGCGTGAATAGAAATATAAATACAAGGTTTATCCGTGTTTCTGTAGATTTCGTTAGCCTGTGCCGTTCTAGTGCTTAAAGGTATGTCAACGTTCGTGTCGACTAAATTAACACAGTCAATATTAGCGTCGTTACAAAGCTTCATTAATCGCTTAACTATAGCACGATTAAATTCGCCTTCAAATAATTGTGTGCCGTCATCCCAAATAGGCGACCTTTTACCAGCCGTTTGATAAACTCCGTCTATTATGCCACCGTGACCGTTGTCGAATATGTATAAGTATTTACTATTTGATTTTATCGGTTGGTTGCAACATTTACAAATCTTCATTTTTTTTGATGTTTTTAAAGTCTTGAGTAACTTCTTTAGCACGAGCAAATAAGTTCTTAAGCGCACTCCAAATGTCCTTTTGATAGATAGCACGATAATTTTCATTTATAGATACGACTTCAATAGAAACAAGTGTAAGTGCTAAAACTTTAGTAACTAACATATCGATGCTAAAGAAAGAATATACTATTTCATTAACTAAAAAGTAGTCAATCAAATAGAATAATATGACCGTAGCTTCATAAAGTAGAATTTTCGACATTATAGCCGATAGTTTACGACTTGTAATTGGTTGCTTAAGTTTACGTGCTTTGTAGATGCCAGAAAGTGTGTCCAATAAGACTGCCGCGCCTATAAGTATAAGAATACCAACTATAGGTAAAAAAAACGAAAAAATGATTGCCATTAGCTTTGATAGATTGAGTTTAATTTTTGCAATTAAAAGTAAGACTTGTGTTTTCATATTATAGTTGTTCGGCTAATAGCCAAGTATAGTAAATTGTACATAAACAACCACAGGCTTTTAAGTGTATTTCTGTAGTTGTAAATAATAAAGTAAAAGCAAAGAAATAACCTGCTGCAAAATACAGAACGGCTAATATATTTTGGTGCTTTCTAATATCCATTATTCTACAGGTATAGGCTCAGACCATTCTGGCGTAGCCATTAAGGTTAAGGCTTCTTCGTGTGTTAATTCAGAAACAGGTACAACAGTTCCGTCACTTATAAAAGTTGGTATTGTATTCCACTTAATTACAAATTCAGTTCCCGCTAAATTGTATCTTAAAGTGTCTGCGCTTGTTTCGCCTATTTGTGAAAAGTCTATGCTTGACAAATCACTTGCTTGTATTATTCCGTAATGTTCAAATCCGTGCATTTTATTTTATTTTAATTCGTTTTTATGTAGGCGCGTCACTAC